AAGCTGATTAAGGAACAGGGTGTGTTTGCCCCCGGTGGCGACTTCATGGATGCGAATGATGACAAGGTGAGTGGTTCTACCGATATCGCTTCCACCAACGTCAGTGGTGCGGATAAGCAGCCCGAATACGCCAAGTCCGCCGAAGGCCCGGAAGGTGGCGCGACGGAAGCCAAGAATATCATGAGTAACGCTATCAATGATACGGCGAAGCTCCCCCAGATGGGTAAGGACGATCAGTTTGGCAAGTCCAAGAAGGAAACGATGAATCTGGTCAAGGGTCTGGCGACGGAACTTGCCAAGGGCTTTGACGCCAAGATGAAGCAGATGCAGGGCATCATCGCTGCACAGCAAAAGACGATTGATACGCTGACCAAGGCTCCGGGAATTGCCAAGAGCCGTAGCAATGGTCGTCTGGAAGTTGAGAAGAGTACCAGTGAAAACGTATTCACTGGCATGTTCAAAATTGCGGCTAACAAAGCCACGAGTGAAATGTAGTCTAAAAGACTGTCTAGATTGAATTTATAGGAGGAACACAATGCGTAATGGCGAAATGCTCGAAAAGAGTATCAAGACTGCGGATATGACCACTGGTGGTCTGTTGAACCCGCAACAGCAGAAGCAGTTTATCACGCTGGTCAAGAAGTTCAGTGTGCTTCTGCCCCAGACCCGTTTTGTCGAGATGCCCCGTCCGATGATGGACATCGACAAGCTCTGGGTTGGTGAACCGGTCACGGAAAGCGTCGATGAGGGTGTTGACACTGGCAATCTGAGCCGCGCCAAGTTCCAACGTATCACCCTGTCTGCCAAGAAGGTCCGTTCGGCTTGGAACATCACCACGGAAGCTCTTCAGGGCAATATCGAACAGAACGAGTTTGAACAGACCGTTATGAGCACCATGGTCGAACGTATTGCGACCGACCTTGAAGACCTCGCGATCAACGGTGATACCCTGAGCACAGATACCTCGATTCGTGGCCGTCTCCTGCGCCGTCTCGATGGCTTCATGAAGCTCACCAACAACGCCCATGTGGTTGATATCAAGGGTGACAGCATCTCCAAGGGTATGTTCGCTGCGATGAAGCGTGCCATGCCCAAGCAGTACAAGAACGATCCCGCCCTCCGTTGGCTCATCGGCGACAGCCTTGCGGTTGACTGGAACGATACGGTCAGCGACCGTGGTACGATTCTTGGTGATGCGGCCCTTCAGGGTGCGGAAATGGCCCCTCTCGGTACTCCGATGACCCGTATCCCCCTGATTCCCGATGACATGCCCATCACGGTCAGCTCGGGTATGGCGGCTCAGGTTACCGGCGAGAAGTACGGCCCGTTCGAGATCAGTGCCGCGAATGACACCCTGACCATGAACATCGACGCAGCAGGTGCTATCACCATCGTCCTGAACCATGGCACACTCAACACCACAGACGTTTGCAAGACCATCAACGATGCTCTTGTGGCGTCCGTCCTGTACGGTATCGCGTACGAGTCGTTTGCGACAGATAACCGTATGGGTCAGATCCGGTTCGAGAGCCCGACGGTTGGCGCGGCCAGCTCCATCGTGATCTCCCCGGTTGTGGTTGCCAGCGAAGCCTACACCACGCTCGGCTTTGCTCCCGATCCGGCTCCCGCTGATCCGACCGTTCCGCTTGCTCCTGTTACCTATAGCGGTGCGGATAGCGGCACCTTCACCACGGCTAACGAAGGCAGCGCGATCTTCCTTGCTAACCCGAAGAACTTCATCTGGGGTATTCTTGACGGAACCCGTATCTTCTCGGAATTCAACAAGAACACCGACCAGATCGAAAGCATCGTGTACAACCAAGTGGATCTCGCGGTCGAAAACGTTGACGCGATTGTCAAGGCCGTTAACATTCGCCGCCGGGGGCTGACCTACTAAGTAGGTACGCCACATAGGAACCAATAGGGCCGGGGGTGCAATTCCGCCCCCGGCTTTATGCTATGTAAACCCTTGTAGATAACCGTCCCTGAAACTGGTTATCTATTTAATTGAAATATGCTATAATGGTATACAGCGGTATCCAAGGAGTGTAAATGCGTTACTTTACCTATGTTTATAAGAATCCCGGCACACGGAAAGAGTTTGGGCATGTAACCCATAAGGTGTATTGGTTCCGGTATGCTGAAATAACACAGGTAGAAGACGCGGATAGTGACTACTTTCTCTATTTGGGAAGTCCTGATATTGGCAACTACCCCTTTATGGAGGTAGATATCAATGGAAATCCGGTGGGGAGTTACCCGCCGCAGTATCCGAATAGGAACTCCCAGATAAACCCGATGCTGTTCCCGTCCGATACCGGTGTGCCACCGGCGAACGAATGGCGGCTGACAACGGAAACAATGGCTGATCCGATTCTGTATTATCACTATATCCGTGAAAAACGATAGGGAAATAACCTATGTCAGCAGGTACAGGCTATCCGGGTATGCGTGGTCATGGTGGTCTTCTAAGCACCATATTCCGCTATTGTAGCATTCAAGACCTGCGGGATGAAGGACTTACAGAGGATCGGCTACCAGATGACCGGGCAATGATGCTGATCCAGATGTGTTCTAGCTGGATTAACCACATTACCCGCCAATGGTTTATACCGATGCGGTTGCGGGAACGCGTAGATGGTAGGAATTGCAATGTAGTGCAGCTTCCAACGGCCACCCCAATTTTGGAGATATTTAACCTCCGTTTGACCAAACCCGGCTTGTTTGATCTCGTTTATCCCAGTCTGGCGTTTGAAGTCAAGGATAGGTACGTCCAACTTTTGGACTATAAATCACATCTCCCGGCACAGCCTAAGTTTGTAACCATGGATGGTACATTCGGATGGTTGGAAGAGACCTTTAATTTTGCCAAGACAACCACAACGGTTGCCTTGTCGCCCGGATTGCAGACGTTTGCAGTCGCGGACAGCTCGAAGTTCCGGGCAGGGGATACACTCCTTTTGGGGTCAGATATCCCCCCGGACTCAGAAGCAATACAAGTAGTATCAGTAGATCCGTCAACAGACTCAATTACCACGGATCTTATCTCGGTAGATCTTCCGTCAGGAACCCCGGTAGTCAAGTATGGCAGGGTTCCTAACCTGATTAAGTGGGCCACAATGCTCTTGGTCAAGGATAAGATGGTTCCCATGGGTATCCGAGGCACTGACATGGATACCGAAGGCCCCCGTTGGTGGGCAGACCGTCTTAACAGTGAGTCCGTAGAAGGCTATTCTTATAACCTCGCGGCGATCCCAAAGGCATACGGTTATGGTGGTGGTCAATACACGACAGGGAATCCGGAAGTTGACGATATTTTGCAGCAATTCGCTAGTAGTCAGCATTTTGTGTATATCGGCGGTCTAGCATAGAAAAAGGAGTAAAATCATGGTTTATGATCCCAGTGCAAACACAGAGACTTTCAGCGCGGCTCCCCGTGATGTGTCCGTTATGGCTCGCATTATCGTGAGTGAAAACAGTGTTACCGATGACAGCGTTGGTATCGCGGTATCGAATCTGGATGACATTCTGCACGATAACGATGTCCTTGAGACCCAAGTCGCGGGTTCGATGGGTGAAGCTCTGTGGGATGACTTTGTAGCGGTTCGCTAATAGTAGAGGCTGAATATGCCGCTTCAGATGCCTTATCGGATGAATCCGGCTACCTTCGTGGTACAACCGTATTCATCCGGTGAGCACACCCCTAAGGATAGGTTTTATCGTGAACCCCAAGGGACAAGACTCTTTGGGGCTACTATCTCATTGTCTGGACAACTTGTCGGGTACCGTGGATTCTTTAACTCAACTCGTACCCAGACCGGTCAGGGTGAAAACTCAAGAGGTTCTGCCGTATTCCGCCCCAAGGTACTTACCGATAGCGGCTGGGTACCCCAAAACGGTGACAGAATCATCCAGATAAACGATACCAAGTGCGACTTTACTGTGATCCACGTATCACCGTTGTCTCCCTACCGTGGTCACGCTCTGATGATGTACATAGAGTGGAACAGCGCCGGGAGAGCAGGGAATCCATCTAATGTTCAAGATAACATGGGAAGGATTTCCGGAAATAAACGACCTTGCGGAGAAGCTATCGCGGGTTGATCCACGGCAGATAGAGACACAGGCAAGAAAAGCCGCACACGATTTCGGTCAAAGACTCTATGACGAAATCATGAAATGGTTGGAATCAGGCAAACAGGACTGGCCGCGTCTAAGTGACATGACTATCCTGTTGCGTGCCGCCAAGAAGGAAAAAAACACCCCCGGAGCCGGGGAGGATATCCCACAAAGAGGGTCACAACAGCCGTTGGTAGACTCTGCCGCGTTCAAGCGGGCAGTACAGCTTGAAAAGGATGATGCGGGTGCCGTGGTAGGTATCCTTATTCCCCGAGGTGAGAACGGTAAAGACATGGAAATGATCGCCCGAATCATCGAGGGTGGTGCTACCATTCCTGTCACGGATAAGATGCGTAAGTTCTTGGCGGCAAAAGGAATACATTTAAGGAAGACAACAAGGGTCTTGGTGGTTCCGGCAAGGCCGTTGTTTAATCCGGCAGCAGATCTGTTAGACGAAAACATAGCGGAATGGATGGAACCATATGAAGATGTCATTCTAAAGGAAATCGGTCTGGGAGATAAGTGACGTGCCGGATATTCAATTCCTGTTGCAAGATCACTACAAGAAATCCGAGTTTACCTTTGCACCCCCGGTAAACCGGTGGCCCCGCGCCTGTTTGAATGACAGTTCCCTCCATTTGGTACGTCTCAACGGTACAGAATCAGATTATTCCCCCTCGGGTACCTACCGTGAAACCATCGTAGAGTTCCCCCGTTATTATGCCAACGGCCTAACGGGGTTTTATGCTTTTAAGCACATAGCGTCCGGCGACGGCACCATAGGCTATCAGTTCTCAAACGATGGCGGACAGACTTGGTACACCTATACCACGACTTGGGTACCCGCCACGGGTGGTAACGCAACGGTATACTTATCAGAATCAGAGGCGGACGCTCATATCCAGACCTTCCCGGTAACTGAGGATAAGAGCTTCCGACTCCGGGTGCGGCTGACTCCGGGAACAAACGGCTCTTCTACCCCGATTCTCCATCAAGTTATCCTCTCCGTGACCTTGGATTTCGATTATCAGGATGACTTCCTGAAGTCCATGATGATTCACTTGGAGGATAACGTCCGGGTTCGGGTGACTCTGTATTATGATGCCAAGCATACCAATATAGCCGCGCCGGAACACCAATGGGGTAACTTTGTCTCCCCGGTAGAGATGTATAACATTGATACCGATCCGAACAAAACTACAAATCTTTTCCAGTCCATTCAGGCAGATCCTGCGGGATGTGCGTTTGAAATGACCTCAAAACAGACCGGAAGGATTGAAATACACACATTTGCGGTACCGACGGTCTATATTTCCTCACCCGAGGCATGGATGGAGCTATCAAAATCCACAGCAATTGTAATTAATGACAATAACATCAAAAAGATGGGGGAAATCTGCTACGGTGAGGATGAGACCGAGTATCACTATACCGAATTTAAGGCAAGACAGAGCCCCAGTAGGGTCTATTTCAAGATAAACTCCACAGTATCAGTACAGGCATCGCTAAAGCATGAAGCTGAGGCTTTGGCGGACGCCTTGGAACGCGCATTGAACCAATACCAGTACATCCACTCCTACGGGAGCGGAGAATTCTATAAGGTATTGGACCCAACACCAATTACGTTAGCCAATCGCGTAGCCTTGGGCTTGTTTACCAAGGACTATTCAAGTACAATTTTTGGTAGGGCTTGGTTGCGCCCCGATCTCACCAAAGAGGTCGATCTTGTACAAAGAATCAGGTATATCTCGACCTATTACGGTTCTGAAGGTGATATCATAGAGGATTAGGAGAATCAAATGGAACGTAACTTCATTAAGAACATTTCCCGTACCATGCTGACGTTCAACCTTCCGAAGGATTCGGATGGGACTACCCGCTCGATGTGTCTGTCCAAGGGAGAGATTTCGGCGGCTATGTCAAATGCAGATTTGGCAAGTCCTGAAGTACAGAAAGCCATCAAGGGGAAATTTGTAACCAACGTAACTGCACTTATGGCACGTAAATAACCTTCTGGTAAAGGAGTCGGCATATGGCTATTTTGGGAATTGAAACTCTAAGGCCCGGAGTTTATGTCGTTGAACGCGACAATGAACCCCGTATTGTGGGTGTTGGAGTAAACACTTGTGGTTTTGTTGGTTCAGCCGAAAAGGGCTATACCGACCGGGCCGTTTTCTGTTCCAGCTTCCAACAGTTTGTGAACAACTATGGTGGTTCCTATCGTGGGAGTCATCTGTATCAGGCCGTCCGCTATTTCTTCAAACAGGGCGGAACCCGCTGCTATATCGCCCGCGCCGTTGGTGCCGGGGCTGATCCTGCCTATGGTAACCTCCAGAACCTCGGTAGTGAACCGGCTTCGGCTACGGTTATCTCTGCCAACGCCAGTCCGTTCAATCTGGAACCCGGAGACTCACTTGACGTTGAGGTAGATGGTGGCGCGCCGCAGTCATTCGTCTTCACAGCGGCTCCCGCTGAAGTAACTGGGTCAGCCTTTGATGGTGTCGGCCTGAATGCCCTGACGATTATTCTGTCCGTGGATGGTACACCGGATCAGACCCTTCTGATTAACGGTATCCCGGATCCGGCCACGGTAGAAGAAGTTGCGGCATACCTCAACGGTGTTATCAGTCTTGCCAAGGTAACCGTGAGTGGTGGTAACATCCGGTTTACCTCGGATTCCGCCGGTACAGCCGCAAGTGTTGAAATCGTTGGTGGTACAGCCCTTACCAAGCTCGGCCTGACCGCCGCGACTACCTACGGTACCGGTAACGTGCCTCTGATTGATGCCGTGACTGCCGCTACAGCCGTTAGCGTTATCAATCTGACCCTGACCGGTGCTACCGCTACTGCTACCACAACCGGTAAGGTGCAGATTCAGTCCACAAGCCTTGGTGCAACCGCTACTATTCAGGTCATGGTATCGACCACGGCTACCGCGTTTGGGTTTGATAACGTTGTCCACTATGGTTCGGCAGCGTCCTTCCAGAATGCCCTGATGATTACTGCAAACTCCGAAGGGGCTTGGGGTAACCAACTGAGCATCTCCACAACGGCTTGGTCTACCACGTTCCGGAATCCTGTGGATAACGCGGATACCCAAGTGGTTGTATCCAGTCTCCGGGATATCAAAAAGGGTGACGTGATCTACTGTTATGACCCCACGACTCCCGCGAATATGTTTGTCAATATCATCTATGACGTGGATACCTCGACCAAGACCCTCGATTTGGCGTTCCCGGTCTCCGGCCTCACCGCGCAGCTTCCGGCGGGTTCCGTCCTTGCCAGTTCGAGTAACCACAAGATGTCCACCACAACCACGGCAATCCTCAGTGATGGGGATACCCAAGTTACGGTTGGGGATACGGCTGGCCTTGAAATCGGTGGTCTGGTAACGATCATGGACGGTACAACCATGACCGAAGTGATTATCACCGGCATTGACGGCAATATCATCAAGTTTGACGATGTAAGCCTGATTACCCCGATTGCTTCTGGTGCCTTGGCGGTATCTCAAGAGTTCCAGATTCAGGTGTACGAGAAGGGTCAATATGCGGAACAGACCTTTATCCAACTGTCCATGATGGAAGACGCCAATAGCTACGTGCTGAACCTTCTCAGCGGTATCTCGAACCGCTCAGTGAAGATTGAAGTCACAGACCTCTACGCCACCCCGACTTATGAGTGGATGAAGATCCCCCGCCCGGTGGTGAAGCAGTCCTTGGCTGGCGGTGTCGATGGTGTTACCCCGGTTGATGATGATTATATCGGAAGTGATGTTGATCCCAAGACCGGCATGTATCTCTTCGATGAAGTCAGCGACCTTAACTTCTTCGCCGTTCCCGGTATCACGACCACGGCCATGCAAGTTGCTGCTACTGCGTATGCGGAACAGCGCGGGGAAGTCCTGTACGTCATGGACTGCCCGGAATGGACGGATATGCCCCAAGAGGTATACAACTACCGTGTGTTCGAGCTCAACATCAACAGCTCCTACGCGGCGCTGTATTACCCGTGGATTGAAGTTAACGATCCGGACAATACCGACTTGAACATGCTGATTCCTCCCTCGGGTATCGTGTGCGGACAGTACGCCCGTACAGCGGCTACCGAAGGTGTGCATGTTCCCCCGGCGAACGTTCTTCTGCGGGATGTTATTGATACCCAGTACCACGCCAGCGATGCTGACCAAGACCTTCTCAATCCGGTCGGGGTTAACGTGATCCGTTGGTTCCCCGGTGATGGCATCCGGATTTACGGTTGCCGTACCCTGTGGAATACCATGGATGGCCGTCAATACGTGAACGTCCGCCGGTTGCTGAATTACGTCAAGGCAAGCCTCCGGATCGGTAACCGCTGGGTTATCATGAAGGTGAATGATCCCCGTCTGTGGGATCAGGTTGAACAGGTCAACAACGAATTCATGTACGGCCTGTGGACCCGTGGTATGCTCTTCCCGAGTAATGACGTTAAGAGGGCTTACTACGTCAAGTGTGATGCGGAGCTCAACCCGGACAGTGAACGTAAGGATGGCCGCCTGAATATGGAAATCGGCCTGAATCCCCCGCTGCCGGTCGAGTTCTTCGTTATCAGCCTTGGCCTGTGGTACGATGGAAGCTCTGTTACCGAAGGTATCGCCTAAGAGGAAAGGAAGGGGGGCGAAAGCCCCCCTTGACGACTATGCTACAAGAAGATCCTCTTGGTGGTTTTAGATTTAGAGTGGCTTTTGGATCCGAATCTGGGTTCAACTATGGATTTCAGCGTATCTCGGGTATTTCTAAATCCCGTGGTGAACGCAAATGGACAGAGTTGACGGAGACGGTTGCTCCTGTAAAATTACCAAGTGTCATGGAGAGCTCAGATATTACATTCTCCATGGGAGTCCGTTTGGGCGGCACAGCATTAGAGACATGGTTTGATAACGTAACTTCAAACCTAGCCGCAGGATACACAGGTAACTACTCACAAGATTACATCAGGAACACGGTTTCGATAAAGGCGTACGCAAAGGATTGGACAAGCTACATTCTGTATAAGCTGTTCGATGCGTACCCGAAAGCGATAAAGATAGGTGACTTCAATTCAATGTCACAAGATTTGCTTATTCAACAGGTTGTTTTGGCCTATGAAGGATACACCGCAGAGAGTCATGTGGCGGATGAGTTTGAATATACTTTTGGTTAAGAGGAGTTTTTATTATGGCTGATGTTACCTCGTATGAACCCTATATGGGTTATCGGTTCCGAGTCTCCATCGGGGATGCAGAAATCGGTTTTTCTCAGGTTGATGGATTGAGTAGCGTGTCCGCCGTGGTACAATACCGCGAAGGTAATATGCCGATTTGGATGCGTAAGTTTCCGGGCCTGATTGAATGGCAACCGGTCACAATGCAGCGCGGTACCAGTAATAGCACCACACTTCTCGATTGGCGTAACGAATGCGCTTCGTATGAAGATGCGACCACGACCAATGGCGGTGTAGGCTATGGTGATGGTATTATCCCCCCGAATTACCGTCGGCCAATTACGATTTCCATGTACGGTAAGGGCGATAGCAATACCCCCGGAAAGAAATGGACCCTCTTTAATGCTTGGCCTAGCGAACTCAAGACCGGTGCGCTTAACGCCATGGGTAATGAAGTCCTTATCGAATCCGTGACTATTCAGCACGAGGGCATGAAGGTTGAAAGCCCCGGCCAGAATAACCCGCAGGGTCGTGGCCCCGGTACTACCGTTTAATGACTGCATACGTATGCAGTTTGTTGTGTCGTTTGTCCTAATGAGGGTTGTGTCATGAATGAGATCAGTGTAGAACTTCCTATTGGTATCTTTAATGGTGAAAACCGATACCGCCGGTGTGTCATTCGCCCCATGACGGGAGGAACCCAAAAGAAGCTGGCGTCCAAGCAAGTCCGCTCAGACGCAGTAAAACTTCTCAACACACTCCTTATGGATTGTGTTGTTTCCATTGACGGGCTCCCAAGAATCACAAATGGCGTTATTAGCGACCTTTTCATCGGAGACCGTGACTTTCTGGCACTGGAAATCCGCAAGATCAGCCGGGGTGACAAGCTCACAACGATCATTAACTGCCCGCACTGTAATGAAAAGCTGACCATGACAAGCGATTTGAGCGCGGATATCAAGATCAATCAGTTGGACGGCTTGGAATACACGGTAATTGATGGTGTACCACAGTTTACCATCGCTGACCCGGATTCGGACTTCAATGCGGTCTTTACCTTCCCGAACGGGGTGGATCAAGCTAATGCCATGCGGTATATCATGAAGAACCCCGTGGAAGGCACCTATGCATTGATGTATAATTGCCTTATCTCGTGGAACGGCAAGGATCCTAAGGATCTGACACTGGCAATCTTCGATGAGCTCCCGATTCAGCAGGCCGACTTCGTTCTGGACGAATTCCAGCGGATGCTCCCCGGCCCTGATTTCGAGATTCCGGCGGAATGCCCAATGTGTGGTGGTGATCTGCGGCTGTCTCTTGCATCATCGG